TGTAGACATGGAGTTTATGTCTTCAGGCAAAGCACCGCTTCTGCTTGACCATGACGCCAGACAGCAAATTGGAGTTGTCGAAAGAGCCTATATGGATAAAGACAAACTGCGAGCGCAAGTGAGGTTTTCCAAGTCCGCACTTGCCGAAGAAGTTTACCGTGACGTAGTGGACGGCATTCGAGGCAACGTTTCGATTGGCTACCAAATCCAAGGCATGAACAAAGACGAGAATGGTTATAAGGACAAGCCTCTCTATAGAGTTCACCAATTTAAGCCATTGGAAGTTTCAATGGTTTCCATACCTGCTGACTCTACTGTCGGAGTGGGCAGAGCATACAAGCCGGAAGCTTCCGGTGATGATAACAACTCAGCAATCAAAGGAGAACCTATGCAAGCTGAAGTAGTTAAAGAGCCGGAAGTTCAAGTACGGCAAGAAGACCAGTTGAAAGAATACCGCAACCAATCCAGCCAGATTCTCGAACTTGGCAAGCGGCATGACGAATATGACCTAGCGTTTCGCGCACTCCAGGAAGAAAAGTCACTGGCTGAATTCCAAGCCATGCTGCTGGAGAAGAAGACTTCCAAGCCCATGGACTTTTCAGTGGACGCAAGCCCCAAAGAGAAGCGCAACTATAGCTTGGTAAGAGCGATTCAAGCCGCAGATGCAAAAGATTGGAGCAAGGCCGGATTTGAACTCGAAGTTTCTAAAGAACTGGCAAAGAAGCAATCCAGACAACCGAAAGGATTCTTTGTTCCAGATTTCGGCTGGCAGACCCGAACGGTTAGCACGGCAACAGGCGCAACCTTTGGCGCTGGCGCGAACATCGTGCCGGAAGATTACCGAGGTGATCGCTTCATTGATGCACTGATTTCGACCTCAATCCTTGGACAAGTTGGCGCAACCGTGCTGAATGGTCTGCAAGGAAATGTCGCGATTCCCAAAATCAGCACAAGCACCGCAGCGGCTTTCATTGCGGAAGGTGGAAGTGTTGGAAACAGTGAGCCAGACTTTGCTCAAGTGACCATGACGCCAAAGCTTTTGGCAAACAAAGTCAGCGTGACTCGCGAGTTGATGATCCAATCGGATCCAAGTGTGGAACAGCTCATCCGTAACAACATGGTGAGAATCTTCGCAGCCAAAATCGACAACGTGGCACTCAAAGGTGGCGGATCAAACGAGCCAACCGGAATTCTTGGAACTTCTGGAATTGGGGACGTTGAATCTGGCGGAACCAGCGGAAACGCGAACTTAACCTACGGAAATGTCGTTGACATCATGACCGAGGTTTCTCAGGACAACGCTCTGCTTGGAAATCTCCGGTGGGTCACACATCCGGCAGTAGTTGGAAAACTCATGCAGACACTGGTTGCTTCCAGCACGGACTCGCGGATGATTATGCCAACACCAGATTCGATGCTTGGTTATCCGGTTGTTCAAACCACCCAAGCACCGTCAAGTTCACCGTACGCTCTGTTGTTCGGGAACTTTAGCGATCTGTACATTGGCTTCTTCAGTGCCTTGGACGTTCTTGTAGATCCGTATGGCAGCGCAGGTACAGCCACAACAAATCTGTATTTCTACCAGGACTGCGACATTGCGGTGGCTCACGCTGAGTCTTTCGCAGCAGCTCAGGACGTCACTGTTTCCTGAGTGTATCAGCTAGATGAGTTGCAAGGTTGGGGTGCTGCTCGACCTTGTATTCTCTTGTGTGGTGGACCTTCTGCGCCTTCAGACCTAGCGAAAGCGAAGGCGCGGATAGGTTCCAGAGATTACGATTTAGCAAGCGTTAATAATCACGGTTTGCTTTTTTTGGGGGAACTCGCCTGGTGCTACGCGCATGACGTGCGGATGGTAGCGCACCTTAAAGAGTACGATACGCCAGCGATTATCCACCACGACCCAAAGAATTTAAGACAACACGATATTCACGGTGGCATTGTCCCATTCATCAGACTCAGCGGACCTGAAGCCTTATGGACCGCAGACTTTTTCGGTTACTCAGAAATACACATTTGTGGAGTGGATTTCTACACAGGCCCTCGCAGATACTGGCATCAGTGGGATCTAGATAAACGACCAACCAGAGTCCAAGAGGATCAGCAAGGCAAGTGGGTTGAGGCAAGGAACCTAATGCAGAATCCAGAAAGAGTGATTGTTTACAACGAACGGCTTCAAAGGATATTCCAATGAAGATTCAAATCATCAGAGGCACAGTGGCAAACGGTGGGCCTGTTCGAGTGGGCCAAGTGATTAGCGTTGACCCAACCGAAGCTAATCAATTAATCAACATGGGCAAAGCAATTACCTATGAGAATCGGGCCAAAGGCTTAGATCAATCTGAGGCTCCACCTGTGACCACTCGAACGACCAAAACCGCTCGAAAGCCTAAAACCAAATGAGCGTTGAAACCGCAGCGGACAGAAGCGCAATGCTCGCAGACTACGGAACGACTGTGACGAAGGCGGACGCAAGCACATTCACTGGCATTTTTGACAATGATTTTTTGGCTGTTGATTTGGACGAAAGCGAAGTGGAAAGCACAGAGCCAACACTATTAGCCAGAACCGCAGACGTTAGCGGCTTGGCTCATGGCGATTCGCTAACGATTAGCGCAGTCAGCTATACAGTTCGAGGCATTCAACCGGATGGAACCGGCATGACGCAAATCATGTTGGGTGTGTAATGGCGCATAAGCGAGCGCAGATTAAATCCAGAGTGGCAACGGTTCTAACCGGACTCTCAACCACTGGAAGCAATGTCTTTCAGTCAAGAACTTATCCAATCGCGACCAGCAGTGTTCCTGGTCTGCTGATTTATGCGAATTCAGAAACGGTTGAGAGATTAGAGATTGGCATTCAAAACCGTCAGCAGAGAAACCTTGACCTAGTGATTGAAGCAGTAGCGAAAGGAAACACCGCAGAAAGCACACTAGACACCATCACGGTTGAAGTCGAGGAAGCAATGGCGAACGATCAAACGCTGAATAATTTGGCAATAGATTCTCGCATCACTGATACGCAGATCCGGCAAGCGTCTGCCGAAAGTGAGTTTTTCATAGCCACGCTACGGTATGAGATTCTTTACCGTACAACTGAAAACGATGTCGAATAATAAGGAGACATAATGGCAATTCCAGATCGTTACCTACGGTTAAGAAGTTCTCAACCGTACATTACTGATGAAACCACAGCAGGAAGTTATGTTGCCGTTTCTGCTGGTGACGGCTTCACAACCACTGAACCTTTGGGGCTAAGTCAGACGTTCAACACAAGCGATATTTCAGAGGTTGGCACAAGGCTTTTACAAAATCGAAGTTTTGTAAATTATGCTGAAAGAGCAACCTTTGACATTCCTTTTCTTGTCAAGCCTTCCGGTTCAGCCGGAACCGCACCAGCCGAATCGACACTGTTGCAAAAGGTGTTTGGCACACTGACCACTTCTTCAGGTGTTTCAAATACTTACAGTTTCAGCCGAGTCAGCGATACGTTTCAGGTGGCGCAACTGGTGGACACCTATAAATTGTATGTCAGCAACGGAACCGTGGTTGAAGGTTTTTCTGTAGACATTACGCGAGATGGTGTTTTCACCATGAACGCGAACTGCCGAGCCTCAAGAATCCGCTACTCTGGCCCAGTGAACGCAACCGGAACTTCCGTTAGTGTCACGGACTCTTCAGCCGCTACGGTTACGCTTGATCCTGCCACAAACGCAGTAGCTGCCGATTACTTTTTCGCTGGTCAGCAAGTGGACATTTTTGACAGTGCTGACGCTCAGGTAAACACTGGCGGAGCCGCAACCATTAGCTCGCCTTCCACAACAGGTGCAACGGTTGGAGTTCAGGCCGCTTCTGGAGACTCTTTCAGCATTGACGCAACGGACTACTTAGTGCCTCACTTGCCAGCCGCTACGCTTTCGACCTTTGAGCCAATCGCCACCAGTGCCGCGCAAGTTTACTTGGCAGCACAAAACACCGCAGCCGGAAGCTTGATTGCGTCAGCGAATGAGTTCCTTGCAACTGGTTTCAGCATGAGTGTTAGCAAAGGACTTGGTGATCCTGGCCTTGCAGAAATGACTGGTTCCAAGTTTCCGGCAGCCAGTTATGTAAGTAACGAGATTACCGTCACTGGCTCTTTCGATTTCGTCATGAGGCCAGCGCAAGCATACAGATTCGAGCAGTTTGCAAGGCTGGAGCAAATCGCGATTGGGGTTCAAGTAGGCGACACCGCAGGAAGCATTGTGCAAATCATCATTCCTTCTGCTCGCGTTTCGATCACCGGAGCAGAGCAGGATGGAGCCGCAGCCGCTTCAGTGGACTTTGCTCTCACGCAAGGCTCAAGTTCCACAGACGCAGCCGCATTTTCACTCATTTATAAATAATAATTTATGCCTTCGATTTTTGACGTCCAGCAAGCCAATGAAGTCACGATTGATTTCAGCGATGACGAGCTGGATTTAGAAGCTACTTTCAAATGCGTTTTGCCTCATCAGCGTTCTCT